AGATGAAGGTTCTACTCAAGGAACTGTTCAAATAGGAAATCCTATGGAGTTTTTAGCTGGAGAAGGACTTAACACTACAGCAAGCGGTAATAAGTTAACTATCGCAGGCGAATTAGCAAGTACATCAAATATTGGAGTGGCTAGTTTTCATTCTGATAATTTCACGGTTGCTTCGGGTGATGTAACCGTAACAACAATTGACGGAGGGTCATTCTAATGGGATTTTTGAAAAATTTTAAAGCAGATTTAAAAGCACTTACTAAATGGTTGGGGTCCACTTCAACTTGGGCAGTAGAACCAGAAAAGAAAAAGGCTGACTTAAAAGATTTGCAAAAGAAAACAAAAAAAGAACTAGAAAAAATAGGTCGTAAAGTAGGTATTGAGTTAGATAGAAGACTTACTAAAGACAAACTTATTAAACAACTTAAAAAAGCAAGTAAATAATGGCTACAGTAATTAAACCAAAGAGAAGTGAAGTAGCGTTATCTGTACCAGCAGCTGGTGAGTTAACGGCTGGAGAAATAGCCTTAAATGTTACCGATGGAAAATTTTATAGTAAAACAGTTGCCGGTGTAGTTAAAGAAGTTGGTGGTGCAGGTTCGGCTACTCTTGGAGATATAGCAAGTAACGGAGCTGTAATTGGAACAGATGTAACTTTAGACGGTGCAAATTTAATTTTTGAAGGTTATCTAGCAAATGCATATGAAACAACTTTGACAGTTACAGAACCTACTGCTGATAGAACAATTACATTACCTAATGTTACAGGCACAGCTATAACATCTGGTAATTTAACAAAAGATGGCACATCATCTGGAGATGTTCTTGCTAGTGATGGTGACGCTTTAGCATATGGCATTGTCTTTGGAGGATAATAATGGCAAGTACATTTAAAAATGTGGGGGCTACTTTAGGTCAAGCTAGTGGTGCAGCTGCAAATATTTATACAGCAGGTGGAAGTGTCACAGCTGTTGTTCATGCTATGTATGTTTCCAATTTAAGTTCTACAAATACAATTAATGCAAATGTACAAGTTAGCACGGATGGTGGTTCAACCTTTTATTATGTTGGTAAAAGTTTACAAGTTACAACAAACAATACAATGGTACTAGACAAACCTATAAATTTGGAAAATAATGATATATTGAGATGTTGGGTTGACCCTTTAGCTGATAGTTCAACTCCATCAGCTGAAGTTTACGCTAGTATATTGGAGATTAGTTAATAAATGGCAACTGCTGGTTATATAATTCCTGTTAGTCAACAAATCAAAAGGGGGTTCCATGCAATAAGACGAACCGCCGAAGGTTTGCTTTATTACACAAAAGTTGATTTAGATAAAACGGATGTAATTGATGTGGAGGGAGGAACTCCTTCGGATAAAAGTGTCAGTAGGCAATTACCAACCACATCATCTTATACAAGAGAGGCTTTATCATTACAAGCAGGTGCTACGGAATATTTTACAGGAGATGGTTCAACACTTGCATTTACCTTAACTGGTATTGTTTTAGATGGTACTAGACTAACTATATTTGTGAATAATATAGAACAAGGTTTAGATGTTGAATATGCTTATACTTCACCTACAATAACTTTTAAAATTGCTCCTGCTAGTGGAACACAAATAGCTGTAGGTAAGAAAGAAAAGAAATATACTAACAACACAACTGATTTTTACCAACAATATATAATGAAGCAAGGTGAATCTACATTTTTCATAGATGATGATGGTTACCTTGTGAAAAGAGATAATTTAGGAAAAGGATTGATTGAGATAGCAACGGATGATTTCAGTACGGCTGAAGCAAGTTTATATCCTGTTGTAGCTACAACTTATCAAGACGCAGTATAAATAGTATTATAGGAAAAACGGATTAACTAATGGCAGATTTTAAACTAGGTAGACTTAAATTTAAATGGAGAGGTGATTGGGTTGCAAGCACCGCTTATCTTTTAGACGATATTGTTAAGTATGGTGGTAACACTTATGTTTGCGTAGAAAACCATACATCACAATCAACAAGTCCAAATTTTTATACAGATTTAACAGCTGCCACGTGGCAATTACATACAGAAGGATTGTATTTTAAAGGTGCTTGGGCAGGTTCAACCCATTATAAATTAAACGACCTAGTAAAATACGGCGCTTTCCAATATAGAACAACAACTCAACACACATCACATGCAACCGATTTTGATGGCACTAAATTTGAAGTGTTTAATGAAGGTTTACAATGGGAAGATAGTTATGCCGCTGGAACAACTTACCAAGACGGTGACATTGTAAGTTACGGTGGTTATACTTATGTTTATATTAATGCTACACCAGCAGCTGGTCAAACTCCTACAGACAATACTTATTGGGATGTTATAACAACAGGTTTCAAAGCATTAGGAGCATATTCACACGGAACAGCATATAAGACTGGTGATACTATTCAATATGGTGGTAATAACTATGTAGCAAAAGCAAATGCTACCAACCAATATCCAGCAAATTCAAACGGAAGCACTAATACAACTTATTGGACATTAAACCTTGAAGGTTTTAATTACGAAGGCACTTATAATGCTGGTACAACTTACCAAATAGGTGATGTTGTTACCTATAATTCAACAGCTTATGTAATGCTTCAAGATAGAATTGTAGGAACAACTCCAGGTACAGACGGTGCTGTATGGGATATATTAGCACAAGGAGATTCAAGTGCTGTATTAACCACTAGAGGTGATATAATAATTCGGGACGCTTCAGCAATTGCAAGATTGGCAGTTGGTACTAGTGGTCAAGTTATAACAACTGATGGAACGGATGTAACTTGGGGAGGTACAGGACATTTAGTTCCAACAAAAGGTACGACTGCTCAAAGACCTACAGGCGGAGCTTTAGTAACAGGTGGTATTAGATATAACACAACACTAGTAACTTGGGAAGGTTATAATGGAAATACTTGGACAGGTTTAGGTGGTGGTAATCCGTGGGCAACAAAAACTGGTGACGGTTCTACTATACCTACGGCAGCTGCGAATGACAGATATTTTGTAGATACATCAAGTTTTGCAATAACAATTCAATTACCTGCGACTCCTTTAGTAGGAGATTCTATTAGATTTTTAGATTTAGCAGGAACATTTTCAACAAATAATCTAACCATTGACAGAAATGGTAAAAAGATAATGAATTTAGCACAAGATTTGACGGCAGCTGTAACTAATGCTGGATTTAGTCTTATCTTTACTGGTGATAGTTATGGTTGGAAGTTAATGGAATTAGCATAATAAAATAGGATAAATAGTAACAAATGAGCACATTATCAGATTTTACAGCAAAAACGAGGCACGAATTTTACGGCTTCAAAAAAACAAATGGCACAGGTTCTCAAGCAGAGGATTTGATTTTACACTATACCAATGGTGTAGATGATTTATCTGTAGCTACAAATGACGGAACTCAATCAGATTTATATGATGTCAGTTTTATGGGAAGATATGGTTTAGCATTTACAGTTAATAGTGATGGAGAATTAGAAATAACACTTTAATAAAAGTATTTCATATAGGATAAATAAATAAGAGGAGAAAATAAAAAATGGCAACATTAAATTTAGGTAGAATAAAGCCAGTATTTCGTGGAGCATATAGTGGAGCAACCGCTTATGTTGTTGACGATATTGTAACTTCTAGTGGTGAAACTTTCATTTGTATACTAGCTTCAACAGGCAACGCTACTTCCAATGCTACCTATTGGACAAAATTAGCGGCTAAAGGTGTTGATGGAGCATTAGGAACAAATCCCCAACTCTCAATGACTTGGGATAATGCAACAGCAGACGCAGATAATGGAGCAGGAAAAATAGCATGGAATCACGCAACGATAGCTTCAGCAACAATTTTATATGTAGATGATGCTGATGACGCATCAGCAAATATACAACCTTATGTAGACACTTGGGACGCTGTAACAAATACCACAGCTAAAGGAATTGTAACAATTACTAAAGAATCAACACCCGCAACTTTTGCAATTTTTAAAGTTTCAGGTGCAGTTGTAGATGCGACTGGATATTCAAAAATTCCAGTTACTCATCTTGCAAGTAATGGTACATTTTCAGATGCCGATGGAGTTGGAGTTCACTTTCAATATAGTGGAACAGATGGAGCAGATGGTACAGATGTCGGAACAACAATTACGACAGAAGGCGATATTTTATATCGTGATGGTTCTGGTTTGCAAAGATTAGCAAAAGGAACTGCGGCACAAGCATTAGTTATGAACGCAGGTGCAACAGCACCAGAATGGGGTTCAGGTGGTATTGCATGGCAAACAGTTATTACTGCTGACCCAGCTAATGCAGTAGCAGGTCGAGGTTACTTTTGTAATACAAATGCATCAGCATTTACTGTTACTTTACCAACGACTGCAACATTAGGAGATAAAATTAGTTTTATTGATTATGCGGCAACATTCGACACAAACAATTT